TTATTTATCTTACGGTTAGCTAACCCTTTCCTCTTAAATGTTTATGACGATAAACAACATTACGATTGGATAAGAAAGAATCCTTCTTTAAAAGGACTTATGATGCTATTGGTCACTCTTTAGGGTTTAGTAATTTTACCTTAGAAAATCCAGACCGACAAATAAACGGCTTTACGGTAGCTCAGATATTAGGTGGTGGTGATTCAACGGCTTCCGGAGAAGATGTAAACGAACAAAAAGCTTTAACATTTTCTGCTGTTTGGGCGTGTGTAAGGGCTTATTCAGGTCCTTTTTCTTATTTTCCTATAAATATTTACAGAGAGACAAGAAATAGAAAAGAGAAAATTGATCATTCTCTTTTAAAATTATTCAAACAGCCACTTCCGTACATGAACGGAAACACCCTTATGGAAAGGGCGGCAATGCATTATACATTGTGGGGAAATTGTTACATTGAACCGATAAGGGTTTCAAGACTAAAGCCTATTACTGGTTTTTTTATTCACCATCCATCTAAGGTAAAAGTGATTAAAAAAGGGGATGGTGTTGATCAAAAAATAATTTACGAAATCACTTCCGAAGATGGAGATGCTAGGCGTTTATCTCCCGATAGGATAATTCACGTGGCAAATCTTGGTGATGGGGTTGTTGGTATTCCACCTATTTCAAGGGCGAGGGAAGATATAGGTTTAGAGTTAGCTAGAAGAAGATATGGTTCTAAATACTTTGGTCAAGGTGGTAAGTTTGATGGAGTTCTTTCCGTTAAGTCACGGCTAAATGATAAACAATACCAAGACTTAGTAGACAAACACGCAATAGCTAAGAAAAACGGGGGAGATTTGATAACGAACGTAGAAACCGAATACACCCCTTATTCAATTCCACCGGAAGATTCACAATTTCTTGAAACGGGGTTCTTTTCAGTAAACACTATTGCTAGATGGTTTGGTGTTCCACCTTGGAAGATACAAGACTTACAACAAGGTTCTACATTCAGAAATATTGAAGAAATGGGTATTGCCTTTCTTAAAGACTCTTTGGCTCCTATGGTGGAAAAGTTTGAGTGTGAGCTTAACACAAAGTTAGCAAGGGATCTTGATGGTGCATACATAAACATGGATATGGAGCGTTATATTAGAGCTGATGCAATGGCTGTTGCAGAGCAGAATAGAACAGGAATACAGAACGCTTACAAAACACCTAATCAGGTTCGAGAGTATAATGGAGATAACCCGATAGAGGGCGGTGATAGGTTGTTTATTCAATCTAATATGGTTCCTTTAGACCTGATAGATAACATTTATAATTCAGAAGAAGGTCAACAAATGATAGCTCAAATGTTGGCAGATAAACTTTACAATAAGAAGGAATGAAGAAGTGGTATGATGTAAAGGTTATTCCTAAAAAAAATGCTACGAGCGAAGCGGAAATAACCATTTTTGATGAGATTGGAATGTGGGGCGTTGATGCTTCTAACTTTAAGGCTGATCTTGATAAGGTTAAAAATCTTTCATCTATTAAGTTACTAATAAACAGTCCTGGTGGATCCGTTTTTGACGGTATTGCTATTTATAATATGCTTAAAGATGTTAGAGATAAACTTACTGTTGAGGTTAGTGGATTAGCTGCTTCTATTGCATCTATTATAGCTATGGCGGGAGGAACTAGAGTAATGAGGGAAGGAACCTTCTTAATGATTCATAATCCTTGGACTATGATGGTGGGGGATGCTGATGACATGAGAAAAGAGGCTGACACCCTAGATCAGATTAAAGATCAACTTGTTTCCATTTATGTAAATAACTCTAACCTAGACTCTGCCACCATAGAAATGCTAATGTCGGAGGAAACGTGGATGGATGCTGAAACAGCCGAAGAGTACGGGTTTATATCAAAAACCATATATGCACCTAAAATAGCGGCATCTTTTAATAAGAAACTTAAAGAGTACGGGTTCAAAAACGGACCTAAAGATACGGGCGGTTCGCCTAAAGAAAAGGATGATATGGAATATAATCCGGTTATGGTAACAGTTGAAGGAATTGATTACAATTTAATTCCCGCCAACATGGTTACTACAAATGGGACTGAAACCATAACACTTACAGAAACCACAATGGTCCAAGAGGCCGATGTGTCTGCTTCTGACGTTGATGCGAGGGAAGCGTTATTAAAGCAAATTTTAGTTTTTAAAATCAATAATTTTTTGAATAATGAGCAACGTAAATAATATCCAAAAGTTGCTTGATCGAAAAGGCCACCTTTGGAATGAAATTGAGGGGCTGAGGGATCAGGTTGCTGACGGTAAGTTCGATGCTTCCCTAGAAGAGAAGTTTGAACGAATGAATGATGAATACAAGTTCATCGAAAATCAGGTAAGAGACTTAGAGGCTATTGAGGCTAAAGAGAATGATCTTGCCGGACAACAAGGTAAGAATATTGCCAACCAAAACGAGTCACTTAAAACCTCTAAGGAGATTTACAAAGAGGCTTTTGCTAAGTATGCTTCAGGTAAGTCTATGACTGACGTAGAGGCTAGTGCACTATCTAATTACCAAAATGCTGCGGAGCAAACAATCACAACTACCGGTGGTGGCTATGTTATACCGGAGGACTTTGCTGGTGAGGTTGTTAAGAGTATGGCTTATTACGGCCCTTTCGGGGTTAATCCTGGTGCGGGTCCTGCAAGAATCATAAGAACAAGTGGTGGTAATCCTTTCCCTATTCCAACTATCAACGACACAGCGAATACAGGACAGGATCTAGCTATCAACACAGATGCTTCAACTAGCTCAACTGCTTTGACTTTTGGTACTAAGCAATTAGATGCTCATGTGATTACGTCTGACGTGATTCAAGTTCCTAAACAATTACTTCAAGATGAAGGTGTTGGGTTTGTTGGATTGTTGGCTGAACTTCTTGGGGAAAGAATGGGACGTAGATACAACAACAAGGTAACTAGAGATGTTGATGCTGCTGCTAATGTTGGTGGTTTCTACGATGCTGCTACTGAGGGTGTTGTTTCTGCTGCTATTGCTGCTATCACGGCTAATGAGCTAATTGACCTTCAACACTCAGTTGATCCTGCTTACAGAAATGGTCCTGGTGTTGGATTTATGATGAATGATGCCATTGCTGCTTCTATCCGTAAATTAACTGTTACGGCTAATGCTGATCAGTATTTATGGGAGCCAAACTTCACTCAGGGACAACCTGATAGATTGTTGGGCGATGCTGTTTACATTAACAACGACCTTCCTTCTACTCTTGCTGCTGATAATAGAAGTGTATTCTTTGGAGATTGGTCTAAGTTCTGGATCAGAATTGTGAACGGAATGGAGCTTATCAGATTGGATGAGCGTTATGCAGAAAAGTATCAAATAGGTTGGATGGGAACAATGCGTTTCGATGCTGTTCTTACTGATGCTGCTGCTATCAAGTTTATTAGACAGCTTACTACGTAAGATGAAGATACTGGTTTTAACACCGGTATGGAAAAGACCTGAGATTACTGAGCTTTATTGTCTTGGTATTCTCAGGCTTAAAAGAAAGTTTGATATTGATGTGTTGTGTGTTTGTTCTCCTGAAGATCCGACACACAATACGTTGATATTAGATAAATACAAAATCCCATACGTTTTACATGAAAACAAGTTGGGTAAAAAAAAGAACTTCGGGTTACAAGAAGCCTTAAAAAAAGATTGGGACTATCTCTTGGAAATGAATAGTGACGATATTATAAAAGACGAGCTTATAGAGGTCTATGCTGAATTAATGGAACAAGGTGTTCCTTTTATTGGTATGGGCAACTTTGTCTTTTACAACTCAGAAACGGGGGAATCTAAGGAATGCACATTTAGGGATTCACATACTGTTTTTGGCATAGGTCGTGCTTATAAAAGAGATGTAGTAGAAGGAAAGAAGTTGTGGGACGATGAAGCTGACAGAGGTATGGACAACCATTCTGAGCGGGTTCTAATGAAAGATAAGGTTTATGCAAGGATAACCACAACAGAAGAGCCTTTGGCGTTTGACATAAAGAGTAATGTGAATCTTTGGTCTTATAAGCAAATGCCTGGCAAACCCTATTTAACGGGTAAATTGTTTATGGGATTGAGTGATGCTGAAAAAGAACATTTGAATGGATTACGTAAGAACTACTGATGCAGCTACCGAACCCGTAACAGCTACGGAGCTGAAGAATCATCTACGGATTGACCATACGGATGAGGACACCATGATTTCTTCTATGATTTCAGCCGCTAGACGTATGGCTGAAGAATACTGCCACAGGACCTTTATAACGTCTACATGGAAAGCGTACATGGATGACTTTCCGTCTTACTTTAATCGGGCAATTAATAACAAAGAAAATAGCTATGTAAGGAATGTCTATGAAGATATTAGGCTTCCAATGGGTAGGGTTATATCTGTAACTTCTGTTGATTATGCTACAACGGCTGCCCATGACACTCCTATGAGTTCAAGTGATTACTACGTAGCACTAGAAACAGAGATAGGAATAATAAGACCCGTAACTGAGTGGCCGGATACGGATGACGAAATACCTAACGGTGTAGAGATAACTTATACAGCCGGATATGGGGCTAATGCCTCAGATGTGCCACAAGATATTAAAAATGCCATACTAATTATAGCATCCGACCTATACGAACACAGAGAAACACATGAGCAGATGAAAACTAGGTTGGTGAGTTATGATGGGTGGAAACCCGCTTGGCAATTTATGTTGGACCCTTATGTGATTCATTATTCGTGATAAGAGGCTTTGACTTTAGTAAAGCAGATCGTAGGATAACAATTCAGAAACCTACCGAAAGCAGGGATGCAACTTATAACCAGGTTACTTACGGTTATACGGATGTGGCTACTGTCTATGCTGATATTAAAGAGCCTTCTTTTAACAGAAACAACGAAACCCTAGAGGATGGAAATAAGGTTCAAGGGGGTAGAAGAAATAGGTTTTTTATTCGTTACTCTTCTGATGTTTCGGGGGTTCAAGAAAAATGGAGGATATTGTTTGGTGCTGAAACTTTTGAAATTTCAGATGTAGCCATTAGGCAGAGAGAGGGATTTATTCGGTTAGAGGGCGTTTATGCAGGGATAGCAACATGAGGGCAATACATTGGATATTACGTAACAACTCAGATATAACAAGTCTGTTGCAAGCTCCTACCACGGCGGGGGCTGTTGCTGCTGATGCCGTGTATATCGGTCACGCTATCCAAGATCAAGAGCCTGCTTACATAACCATTGATGCCGACACTATTGACAACTACATAGATAAAGACGGTGGGCGAGGGTTTATAAAGGAGGCATATGACGTTTATATCTATGATAGGTCCTATGCTAACGTAAAGGCTATTGCTGAAAAAGTGGAGGCTGCTTTAGATGGAGTTGCTTCCGGTCAGTACAACGGTCAAACACTTCATTCTTGCCGTTTAGTTAATGAAAGTTCCTTAAATACCATTGAGGAAAATGTTCATTATTGGATGATTGTTCAAACCTATGAGGCAACACTAAATGCCCCTACCGCTTCTACGGTTGGCACAAGTGTTCCGACAATAAAATTAACTCAAGCAGAGTATGATGGGATAAGCCCTGATTCAACAACATATTATTTAATTCAAGAATAAAATGGCAGCAGGAAAGTTTAAACTCTATGCAAAGGCTAAAGAACTATTAGCCACAGGAGGCATTGATCTAGATACAGATGTATTCAAGATAAACCTCTACACATCAGCTAGTAATGCTAACACTTTATCAAGTGCAACTATTACACAACTATCAGACATCACAAACGAGGTTGCGGTGGCAAATGGTTACACAAGTGGGCAAACGGTCACATTAAGTGTGAGTGAGTCAGCAGGGACGGTTACGGTAGATTCTACCGACCCATCTTGGACGGCATCAGGTGGGAGTATCACGGCTAGATATGCGGTGATCTACGATGATACCAATGCAAATGATGCTCCTCTATGTGTGTGCGTTCTAGACACTACACCAGCCGATGTAATAGTAAACGATGGCAATACGCTAACACTCAACATTAACGCATCTGGAATCTTTACATTGAGTGGGGCAGACTCTGATTAATGCAGATACTAGAACGATATCTAGGCTCTAATATAGCGAGTGACATAGTTAAGATTTACTACGGCACAGAACAAGTGTATCCTTTGGGAGTTAATGTGATTGCTGGTAGTGGTGAGCTTACAATTACAGCATTCATTCCTTCAATGGGTGTTGAAATTCCATTAAACGTAAATGACTTAACATTTGAGGGATTTGCTGCTGTTGGTGAGGTATCATCCTTCTCTGCTTTAGGAGATGTGACACTACAAGGATTCGCTGCTGCTCTAGGTGTCAACATTGATGTAACTAGTGGAAGTGTTACCATTAATGGCATTGCACCAGACTCAGAGATACTTTCCACATCGGGTGTGGGTGCTATTACCGTGACAGGATTTGCTGCAACGGTAGACACAGGAAGCACCTTGCTAAATGGTCTTGTGTCATCCTACAATTTCAACGAATCTTCGGGTAATTTAATTGATCAACAGGGTTCAAACGATGGAACGGTTGTAGGAGCAACGCAGAACGGTACTGAGTATAGCTTTGATGGAGTGAATGATTATGTAAATATTGATGATGTAGTAACGGATTTAGCTAACACAACAGGGGGGAGTTGGAGCGTTTGGGTGAATGTGGTTGATGTTAGCAATGCAGGAACCATAATTAGTTTTTCTGACACAAATGAGAATACTAGGCTTGAATTTACTCAAAGAAACTTAACGGGAGAATGTGTTATAGTTGGTCAAGATGCAGGGGCGTTACAATTTGTAATAGATTCAGGGGGTGCACAGTTGTTTTTTAATAATACATGGGCACATTTTGTACTAGTACAAAATGGCACAACCATCAAGCTATACAAAGATGGTTTAGAGGTGGCATTAACCGCAGACACAAATGTAGATCAGTCTTTTTGGTTTAGTGATAATTTAAACATTGATAATGCAAGAATTGCTTGTAGGAATTTTGGCGGGGGTGGTAATTCTAGTTTTTTAGAAGCAGACATAGACAACCTACGCATCTACGACAGAGCTATTTCAGCAGCAGAGGTAACAGAAATCTACGAGCTAGAGATATCCGATATACTTACAAAGGAATTGGTATCATCCTACAACTTTAATGAGTCTTCGGGTGATTTGCTTGATCAAACAGGCTCAAACGACGGAACGGTTGTAGGAGCTACTCAAACAGGAACTGAATATGAGTTTGATGGAGTGAATGATTATGTAGACTTAGGTGATTTAGACATATCGGGTGACGAAAGTATTTCTTTTTGGGTTCGTGTAGATTCTTTAGGGACAAACCCTTTACTTACAAAAAGATCAGGCTCAACAAACAGACCTATTTATATTTTTGTGAGTGCGGCTGACGATAATATAATTGCATTTAAAGATGATGCTGCAACTAGGGTAGATAGTAATTTTGGTGTAAGTACGGGAACTTGGTATCATGTTGTTACAATTTATGATGTAAGCACAACAACCTTTAAGATGTACGTAAACGGGGCATTAACAGACACTAATACTTCTGTACCTGACCCTAGCACAAATAATGCGTCACTACAAATAGGGGGAGATACTTTTGGTGGTACTTATGGGGATGTAGCAATAGACAACCTCCGCATATACAATAGAGCTATATCAGCAGCAGAAGTTACAGAAATTTATAATCTAGGAAGATCATAAACAATTAAACAAATGAAAAACACAATATATGTAATCGGAACAGGAGAGGCAAAGACAATCTTTGATCAGGAGTTTGCCCTATACCAACAAGAACAAGGACACTACTTCGACATTGGTTTCGACAATTGGGGAGCTGTCCGTTATTCACTAGATGGCACTCAGGTGCTATTAGAAGAAGAGGAAAGCAAGTTCCTACCCGAACACCTAGCGAGGCAGGATGTGCAGATATTCACACAGGAGGAAGTAAAGAATTATTTACTTTTGAATAAAACTGATTGGGAAGAAGAAGAAGAATTAGTGTAATGGAATTTATAAAGATAAAACTACTAAAAGACACAGGAAAGTGGAAGAAAGGAGAGGTAAAGACTTCCGATGAAATCCACGCTAAAAATCTTATATCGCAAGGGATTGCGGAATTGTATAAGGAAAAGAAAGTAAAAGTTAAAAACGATAAAATAGAGCATAAAGATGGCTGAATATAATGGAACGGATGTGCTGGTATTTGTGCAAGACACACAAGTAGCAGCATCGACAAGTTGTACGCTAGACCTTAACATGGACACCTTTGAGGTAACAAGTAAGGATAGTGGAGGAAAGAGAGA